TCCCCCTTGAGCGCTTGCTCCTTCAATAATTTCATTTTTAGCTCTTAGTAATTGCTCATATAGGCGTTTAGTACATGTTTTAGATTTGCGAACACGCCAGATAATTGAATGTGAAGTCCCAGCTTTAACAGCAAGTTGATTCTGTCTACCAACTTGTGCTGATATCCAATCACACAGATCCTTAATATCTTCCTGCGATGCTTGTGGAACTTTTGGACCTGCTTTTACTGCCGGTTGTTTCTTTTCAACCTTTGGTATTTCTGTAGGCTGCTTAATATCCAAATGCTCTTTAAGCGGATGTTCTGTCCCATTCTTCACAGCAAATTGAACAGCTTTAAGCACACATAAATCATAAGGCGGACGACCATTACGCTGAGCTACTACAGCTAATTGTTCTCTGATTTCTGATAGAGTCATACCGCTTCTCCAAATAGGTCAGGCTGCATGTCTTTCTCGGTACCTGCTTGAGCAATACGTTCTTGTGCTATTTCGAAGTACTTCTGCTCTTGCTCAATCCCAATGAATGAACGACCTGTGTTTACACAAGCAACACCTGTGGTACCGCTACCCATTGTGTTGTCTAGAACTGTTTCACCTTCGTTTGTGTATGTGCGAATTAAGTACTCACAAAGAGCAACTGGCTTTTGTGTCGGATGGAAATTTGATTTCTGCTTATCGCTACTGAATAGCTGAACTGAACGTGGGTACCGCTCTGTTGAGTCATAAGATTTAATGTTTACTTGCTTGCCGTAGTGCTCTGATCCAATGTCTTTACGCTTAGCTGTCTTCCGTTCATGACCAAAGGTTTTCATTGGGTTGAACGTTGGTTTAGCCTTGTAAAACACGAGGATGTTTTCATGTGCACGTAATGGCTGGAATTTAGCATTAAAGAAGCCAGTAGCTGCCGGCTTTTCCCAAATCCACTCATAACGGAATAGTTTTAGGTTTGATGTTGCAAGTACAGCTGTGAATGGATGAGCAGCGAATAAAACAATCGCACCATTATCTTTAATAATTCGCTCGTACTGTTCCCAAAGTGGCTCAAACGGAATAACCGCATCCCAACTGCAACATGTAGTTCCATACGGCAAATCACAAAGAATCATGTCTACGGTACCCGTTTCAATTTCCTTCATGCGCTCGAGGCAATCGCCTAACATAAGATTATGTTTCACGCTGCACCTCTCTCTTCCACTGGAAATGACATGCCTACGAAACGACAAATATCTAAGCGATCCTGAACCTTTACAGATCCGCGCTTCCCGTGACGGTTTTTAGCAATGATTAATTCAGTTACACCTGTAGGTGCATTTGTCTCTTTTTCGAGTAATGGGTGGACCATGATAATTTGGTCTGCATCCTGTTCAATTTGACCTGAGTCTTTAAGGTCGCTTGCAACAGGTTTATGTCCTTCTGCTGCTCGGTTGAGTTGAGCTAATGCAATTACTGGACAATCAAACTCTTTAGCCATAGCTTTTAAATCACGGCTAATTGATGCAACTTCTTGAACGCGATCTTTTTTAGATGGGTCACGGATTAAACCCAAGTAGTCCACGATGATGCAGCCTAGAGCCTTGTATTTACGTTTTGCTTTACGCGCATAGCTTTGGATTTCAGAAATTGTTGGCTTCTGCTTCTCTTCAATAAAAATTGGAAGGTTGCGGAACTGAGCTATCGTGCCAGTAAGCTTTTCAAACATCCCGTCATAAATTTCCCCGTTGTGAAGATTGTTATATGGGATATGCCCTAATGCTGAGATCATGCGGTTGGTTAGGGTTGGTGTGTCCATCTCAGCAGAGATAAATAAAACAGGCATGTTGTAGCGCTTAGCAGTTTGCATTGCACACATCTGCGCGAGTGTTGACTTGCCACTACCCGGACGACCACCAATAACACAAAAATGTCCTTTCTCGATTGTGCCAAGAAGGTTATCTAAGTGAGGAATATTAAATTGAACTCCAATAAACCCTTTTTCTTCCTTCTGGGCGATTTTCTTCTCGAAACGTTCTAAAGTTTTTTCTAAGGCTTGATTGAAATCAAAACCAGTTTGCTTCTGTTCGATAGTGCTGCTTGAAGTGCTGAATAGATTCTCAGCCTCAAGGTAAATATCACTTACCGTTAAGTCTTTTGCTCTTCCAGCAATGGCTAGTCCAATGCCTTCAACTTCACGGTGATTTTTTAACTTTGTTAATTCAGCAACAAAGTATTCAAGGTGATGGACACTACCAATAGCGCTATTAAGTTGAATTAAATATTCTTCACCGCCGATATCGTTTAGCAGATTTCTTTCTTGAAGATGCTTGCCAACGAATACAGCGTCATATGGCATATCAGCATTTGATAACTCAACAATGGCGCGATAAATGATTTTGTGTCGTCCAGCGAAGAAATGTTCCTCAGTCAAATCGTTTGCAACTACTTCAAGTGAGTTGCTTGTTGTCATGAGTGCAACAAGAACACTCTGCTCAATAGAAATATTTTGGATATCAGAACTCATTACCAATCTCCATAATTAAGATCAGCATTTTTCATATCTGCTGGTGTTTGTTGTTGTGCAGAACCATTCAAAGTTTCAAATGCTGGCTTCCAGTTGTAACGACTAGCAAACCCAATCCACGATTCACTCAAAACAATACGAGCTGCATCATTAGTTGAAATCCCTGCATTGCAGCTTTCGTGGTAATGCTTGATCACAGCATCAAGAGTTAATGGTTTTTTAAGGGTCTTACGGTATTCATTGAATCGTTTAGCAACTTCAAGTTCTAAACCGATAGCGACAAGAGCTTCACATGGTTTCTTCCCTTTCAAGATTTTTTCAAGCTCAGCCGTGCTTAACTTACTATCTGTAGTAATCTCTGTAGTATTCTCTGTATATGTGTCACCCTCCAGGTGGGGAGGGTCTTCCCTGTAGGGTGGGAGGTCATGACTTTCAAGTGAGGAGGGTCCTACCGTAGAAGTTAGGAGGGTGGTCACTTCAAAGAGAACATGGGTAACTAATTCAATGAACAAAACATTGCTAAGTTTTTGACCATTTACATCTACAGAGCGGAAGTGACGCTTGATCACGCCGAACTTTTCAAGACGATCTAATGCTTCTTTAACTTGCTTCCTTGAGAACCCAAATTGATCTGCTAGACTCTGATATGAGCGTTGCAATAAATCAGCTTTGAATTTTTTCTTTACCGAAACGATATGCCCAGAATCTTCATCACGGACAATAGTCGGACGATGCCAATAAACAATTTCTGAAAGCAAAATGACCGCATTTGTATCGGGCTTTCCATTTTCCAATTTGAAAGTATTAAACCAATTAGCAGGAATGACATTGCCTTCAATATTGAGGCTGGCAATTTTGTCTACAACCGGATGACCTGTGGTGTATAAGCTCATACAACACCACCTTGCTTAAATTCCTTATACAGCTCATCAATTTCTTCAATGAAGAAACTATCTAAATCAGAGTCATATAAGCGTTTTAAAGCTCCATATCGATTTACAAACTCAGGGTACTTAGATTCGTACCACTGAATAAATTTAAAAGTGGTTTTACTCATCTAGTTCCCCTTCTCTACTGTTTCTGCTAATATTGAATGGTTCATTTGGTCCTTCTCCGATTGAACATTGAGCCTGATCCACGAAATCAGGCTTTTTTAATGTCTGCTGTTTCTGAGCGCACTGATAAATCTGAATGCAGCTCATGGTTTTTATCGCTCTCTGTTAAGCCGAAAATCTTTTGTTTAATCTTCGTCTCAGCTTTCAATTTTTGGAGATGAGGCTTGATTAACGTTTCGTACACATACTCACTTGCACCCTGTCCTGCTCGTAGCATTTCAGCCAATGAGGACAACTGTTCTTTGTGGTCTGTTGGCATATGGATGGTGATAGACGCATCCTTCTTTGGTTTACGTTTAGTCATGGTTTTTCCTAGGCAGTTAATGCTTGACGGTCAGCCTTTAGCTTTCCATTTGTTAATACTTCAAAGGCAGCTTGCGTTCTTGGTGGTATGCCTTCTTGCTCCCATTTGGTAATACCTGAGCGTGCTTTTTTGATTTTCTTGGCTAGTTGAGAGTTATTTTCTACACCGTAGAACTCCCTCAAATGCTCTACATTCATATTCAAATTCCTGAACATATTAATTCAACTTATTGAACAACATGTTCAAGCATTTGTCAAACTTCTTGTTCATAATTTTGAACATCTGATATAAGGTTTTGAACGATGGATAATTCTGTTTCTGATCGCATTCAATCTCGAATGGCTGAATTAAAGTTATCTCAAGCGGATTTAATGAGGCTCACTGGCGCTGCTAGAGGAACTGTTTCTGGTTGGGTAAATGGAAGTAATAATCCGAGCGCAAAGCACATTGAGGCGCTAGCAACCGCATTAAAAACAACATCCAGATGGATTCTTACTGGAAAAGAAAAACAAAATTTAACCAACTTCAACATGCAAGAATTTATGGATAAGCACGGCCTATCCAAGAAAGATGAATCATCATTTGATGTGAATGATATTCAAAGCGCGTCAGTAGTTGAGTATGGTGGGGATGATGGATTTATCTGGATTGATGTGGTAGAGGCAAGTTTTTCTTGTGGCACAGGAGAATCTATAGAGTTTCACTTTGATGTGATCAATGGAAAACAGCCATTCCCACCTAGTTTTTTTAAACAAAAAAATGTTCATCCTGATTGCATGCGCATCATCAAGGCTAAAGGCGACAGTATGGCGGACAAGATTGAGGATGGGGATTTGGTTGGCATTGATATATCCCAAACCGACATTATTGATGGTCAAATTTATGCTGTTTACTTTGAGGGTGAAGGCATGATTAAGCAGATTTTCAAGGAAGAAGGCGGGAAACTGATTCTGCACAGCCTAAATCCTAAATACAGAGATCGTGAAGTCACGGAGCAAAATGGATTGAATTTTAAAGTTATGGGTCGCCAATTTTGGCGTGCAGGTTAAAAAAGGAGAATGGAATTGGATAACGCAAAACTACCAATCAATCAGATTATTGCTCGCATCAATGATGCTGCTAAACATGGTGAAGCTTTGGTGCTAACCGCTGAAGAAGTAAAGATTCTTTCAAAAGATATCGGCGATAAGGTCTATATTCCTGTACTTACGAATGAACAAGTTGTTCAGTTGGTAAAGGAAGGAAAGCTTGGGCAGAAGATTAATAACACCAAAGATTAATAAACTGTGAACCCGACACAGTCTTTTAAATGTGGGGTATATCACTTATTAGATAGTAATATTTATTGATGTTTTAGTGTGTAATGTGTAGATTGCCAATAGTTTTTATAGTAGATATTGGGATTATGCAATATGTCTAATATTGAGCAAGATACACGTTTTATTGTTAACAATAATTTGATTAACAAGGGCTGGATCTTGGACATTCAAGATCCAAACAAAAATGTCTTTTTTGAATCAGATATCTTAAGAATTGTTAATAATGAGTTTCTCAAGAAAAGTAAAAAAAGACCCGATTATGTTCTTTTCGATTCACAAAATAAGCGGCCAATCGGTGTAATTGAAACGAAATCAGGTGGAAAAAGCTTAACAAAAGCACTGGATCAGGCAACCGAATATGCTGAAATGCTTGATGCACCTTTGATATTTGCAATGAATAATGGTTTCTGCGAAACACGGCATTTGTATACCCAAAAACCATTATTTATTGATGAAAATGAGGTTAATGAATTAATAAGAGTAAATGAAGCTAAAGAGTTCATATTGCAGGAAACAAATGGTATTTATATTACACCTAAAGAAATTTTAGTCTCTCGCAAAGAGTTAATTAATGTTTTCAAGAAGTTAAATAACTCACTAAGAGGTGAAGGTTTAAGAGCTGGTATAGAAAGGCTTTCAGAATTTGCAAACATTCTTTTTTTAAAATTGTATACAGAGAATGCTAATACAGGTATTTGGAATTCTCTCAAAAGTCTCGATAATGATTTGCTAATTAATACAACTAATAACATACTACAAGATATTGATAGACAATATGGTGCTTCTGTTTTTACAAATTTACAGCTAACCAACCCTGTTGCTGTTAAAGAGATGATCAAAGAGTTGGATAAGTTAAAACTCTCATCAATAGATACCGATATTAAAGGAGATGCTTTTGAGTATTTCTTACAGCAAGCTACAGCAACTAATAATGACTTAGGAGAATATTTTACTCCACGTCACATAACTAAAACCATTGTTAACTTAGTCAACCCTAAATATGGTGAAAAGATCTATGACCCTTTTTGTGGGACAGGTGGTTTTTTAACAGAGGCATTTGATCATATAAAAGATAACACTTTAATTGCAAACAATAGTAGTGAAGAAATCAAGCTTAAACATAATACTATTTTTGGAAGAGAAATTACCTCAAATGCAAAACTCGCAAAAATGAATATGATTCTGCATGGGGATGGGCATAGTGGAATTTGCCAGATAGACACACTTCAAAACCCTATTGAATCTGAATATGATGTGGTTATAACCAACATGCCATTTTCTCAAAAAACTTCTTATTCTCACTTATATGAGAATAAGTTAGCTAAAAACGATGGTGATGGAGTATGTGTTCTACATTGCTTTAAAGCAACAAAAAAAGGAGGGCGAATGGCATTAGTAGTACCTGAAGGCTTTCTTTTTAAAGCCGCTTTAGCTCCAGTAAGGAAGTATTTATTTGAAAACGCCCAACTAAAAGCAGTAGTTTCACTTCCAAAAGAAGTTTTTCTGCCATATGCAAAAGTTAAAACCAATATACTCTACTTTACCAACTGTCATAATGGTAGAACAAATTCTGACGTTTTTTACTACAATGTGACAAATGATGGCCTAAGTTTAGATTCTTTCCGTAGAAAAATTGACGAAAATGATTTAAAAAATTTAGATTTTGCTGATTTAAATAAGAGCGACTTTGATAAATATTATAATGAATTAGGTTTCTTAAAAGTTAATCCAGAATTAATCAGAAGCAATGATTATATTTATAATTATGCTCATTATAGTAATTCACATATAAAATCAAAATTCCCAACTATAAAACTAAAAGAACTCCTATCCTTGTCTGGCAAAGTCAAAGTGGGAGAGGATACAAATATACCTATTATGAGTATCACTATGGAACATGGCTTAATTGATCAGCATGAGAAATTTAAAAAACGAGTCGCAAGTTCTGATATTTCTGGGTATAAAAAGGTTTTTAAAAATGAACTTGTAATGGGGTTCCCTATAGATGAAGGTGTTCTAGGATTTCAAAAATATTACGATGCTGCTGCCGTAAGCCCAGCATACAAAATCTTTAGATTAAAACGAGAAGTTAATGTAGAATATTTGGATTTGATTTTGAGATCTAATTCTCTAAGAAAAATATACAAAAGTAAAATGCAAGGTAGTGTAGAGAGACGACGCAGTATTCCTGATGAAATGTTTTTGAATATTGAGATCCCGAATCCTCCTGAAGAGGTTAAAGATCAAATAGTAAAACAACATAAACTAATAAAGGAAATTGAGAATAGTCTCAAGGAAAATCAAAAAAAATTGCGTCTAAAGACAGAAGCATTATGGGAACTTCCTCAAAATTACAACTAACCCCCCTTCGAACCCACCACCACGGTGGGTTTTCTTTTGTCTATTAAAGCATGAATTCAGAATATTGAACATTTTTAATTAATTTATTGAACAAAGTATTGACATTAATGTTCAATTAGTTGAACATAACTCTACCGAATATTAAAAAGCCCTGAACAATCTTGGCGGATGCAGGGCTACTCAAAGAGTGAGATAAGTATGAATATAAAAGCCAACATAGTCAAATCTATGGGATTTGTAGGAGTAGTTAGTGCTCTAACTGCTGCTTATGCATTCACCCCAGCTAACAATGAACCTGTAACCGTTGTTGCTCCTTTCAAAGTTGAATCAATCGACCCTGAAAATGAACAGGCTGTACTTCAAACAACTAATGAAAAGTTCACCTTAGAAGTTGAATTTGATGCTCAGTATTCAATTGATGGTAACGGCTATCAATCATGGCGTGATGTTGAAATTAACGAGATTAAAGACATTCGCGTTTATGACGAAGATGGCGAGGTCTTAGCTTACGTTGATCGCTTGGACGTAGTTGAGATTAAAGATCTTATCGAATCAGGGATTAGAGAGCGCATTTAAGCGCTCCATGGTGAATGTCATGAATGCACATCCTGAAATTATCGAAGTATCAAGACTTCAAGCTCTTATTAAAGATTCTGTAAATGCCCTGCTCCCACTTTCTAGTGAGAAAGATACAGTCATCACTGATGGCGGCAATTGGATTCATCTTCGCTATGTAGGTCGCGGTACTGAGCAGATCCAATTAGAGCTAGGTGATCAGTTTTCTATTAAGACAAAAATCGCCTACTTAAGTGAGACGTTAAAAAGATTAGCAGAAATTAGAAATGAGTTGAGAGGTGGGTGATGGAGTGGATTAGTGTTGAAGAAAGGCTTCCAGCATTCCAAGAAGAAACAAGTATTTTATGCCTACTTAAAGATCAGCAAAAAGGGTTTTGGTATCCACGCCCTTACGCTCTTTTGATCGAAGTTGGCTGGTGGATACCACAAAAAGAAATATTTGTTTGCGATGGCGTTGAAGATGCGAAACACATCATTTCTCACTGGATGCCACTACCAGAACCACCAAAGAATTAGGAGAAGATTATGAATGCGCCAGCAAACGGAACACTTATTACTACACAGATTGCAAACGTTGCTGAAACTCTTGGCTTGGTTAATGTTAATCCACAAGAGTTAAAGGAAACACTGATTCAAACAGCTTTCCGTACTGAAACACCTGCAACTGATGCACAAATGGCTTCTCTTTTGATTGTTGCTGGTCAATACAAGCTGAACCCATGGACCAAAGAGATTTACGCTTTCCCAGATAAAAACAAAGGGATTATTCCAGTTGTTGGCGTAGATGGCTGGTCTAGAATCATTAACGGAAACTCTAATTTTAATGGTATGGAATTTAAGTTTTCAGAAAATATGGTTCAGATGGAAGGCGCGAAAGTTGCTGCACCTGAATGGGTTGAATGCATTATCTACCGTAAAGACCGTGACCACCCTACTGTTGTTCGCGAGTATTTAGCAGAGTGTTATCGTGCACCATTTAAGTCAAAAACTGGATATGTAGTTGAAGGACCATGGCAGAGTCACCCTTCTCGCTTCTTGCGCCACAAGGCAACTATTCAATGTGCTCGTTTGGCTTTTGGTTTTGTTGGTATTCATGATCAAGATGAAGCGGAACGTATTGCTGAAAGTGGACAACCTATTAAGGATGTGACTAGTGAAGTGCCAGAAGGCTACCAAGCCTTTGAAGATGAGCATTTGCCTACACTCAAATCAGAAGCTCAATACGGCACTGAACGCTTGCAAGCTGCTTATGTGGCAATTCCAAAGGGAAATCTTAAAAAGCACCTTTGGGAAGTTCACTCAATTAGCTTAAAAGAAATTGCTCAGTTTGCTGATCAAGCTTTACAGCGCCAAGGAGAAACCTATGAACATTCTCCAGCGTAGTGACAATTGGCATTCGGAACGCTGTGGCAAAGTCACAGCAAGCCGAGTAAAGGATTTAAATGCAAAGCCAAATAAAGGCAAAGCTTTAAATGCATTGGGTTTAATCATTCTAGCTGAGCGCCTAACTGGCGTTAAGAAGGAAATCTTCACAAACCAAGTTATGCAATGGGGTATCGATAACGAGCCTCATGCAATAGCAGCTTATGAAAATGAAACGGGTAACTTTGTAGTTGGAACAGGCCTAATAGATCACCCTTTCATTGAAATGTTTGGGGCTTCACCAGATGGGCTTGTGGGTGATAAAGGTCAAATTGAGGTTAAGTGCCCAGACACTACAACTCATTTGAATACCCTTCTGACTAAGCAAGTGCCTGATGAGCATATCCCTCAGATTACATGCCAATTGTCTTGTACTGGTCGTGAATGGTGTGACTTTGTGAGCTATGACCCACGTCTACCAGAAGGACTACAGATCATTATTATCCGCGTCTTTGCTAAAGACTTGGCGATAGAAGCATTAGAGCAAGATGTTCGCAAGTTCAACAAAGCTATAGATGACGCAATTAAAACATTGAAGGTGGCAGCATGACAGATTTGAATAAGGAACGAGAAGTTAATTTACGCTTTGAACAAGATGATGGTTTTGTTTGGGTGTTCGATGGTGATAGTCAATTTGGCACCGAAATAAGTCATTTAATGATGATGCATGCAGATGAATATAACGAAGATGAATTACGTGTTATTTGTAACCATGCGGCATGTGAAATTGGCAGACTTAGAGCAGAGCTAGAAAAAGCCAAAGCTCAGGCGGTGCCAGAATGGATTTCGGTTGATGATCGCATGCCTGAGCCATTACGAAATGTGATTGTTTTGATAGATGCAAACCCAGCTAAAAACCAAAACCAAATGGTGGCTCATTTTATTCCTAAGTTCACTGAAGAGTATCATGGTGATGATGATTGGTATGACTATGACGAAGATCGCGGCTGCGGTTATGTCAAAGAAGGATGGTATGCAAATACGGCTTACATTGGTGATGAGTATTCTAGTTATTTTATTGAGGAAAAAGTAACTCATTGGAAGCCACTAAAAGAAGCAAGCGAATCGGGAGCTGAACAATGAGCATAACTCTTAATGGTCACCAATTAAAAAGCCTTCTCGAATTTGTAAATCCAGATGGTGAAAATGATTTAGATCAACTTGAAACTGAACTAACTATTAAATTTTTTGAAGATGGGCACAGTGGCAAAGGCTATTACTTTTGGATGACCGAATATCCAGAGGAAGGTGCAATGAAGCTGGATATTGAATCGGGAGTAGAGGGATGAGTGAATTTAATTCTATCAAAGTTCGTTTAAAGCTCTCTATTGGCTTTGTTATAGGGAACCAAGAAGAGGATTTATTGCTAAGTGACTACATTTCAGAAGAAGAATGGAATGCGCTAGGCTTCTTTGAAAAGCAAGAATTTGTTGAAAAGGAAATCTTAAACGAATGGGCTAATGGGTACATTGAAAAAAGCGCCGAGGTGTTGGAATGAATGGTCTCGACTTTGAGCAACTTTATCTAATGGCCCTCATGAATAGCAAAAAGCCAAAGAACGTTTTGAATTGGGTTCATGTATCCAGACATGGGCCAGGTGCGACAAAAGCTACAGAAATTTGTGAATATTTTGGGATAGATCCAGAAGGCACTGATTTTAGAAAAGCGGAAAGTAAGGAGGGGTGAAATGTTATTGACTACTGATGAAGTTGAGCTAATCAAAACATGTGATGAAAGCCCTGAACAATATATTGCAGTTTTTCAAGGTCAACAGATTGGATATCTCCGATTAAGACATGGCGAATTTAGAGTTGATTATCCTGATTGTGGTGATGAGACCATTTTGTATTCTCAAGAGCCACAAGGCGATGGGTGTTTTGAAGAAGATGAACGTGATTATTTTTTGATGAAAGCTAGAGAAGCCATCGTTAAAAAGTTTAATGAGATGGAGGGGTGAATGGAAATTGATCGTCGTGTACGTGCTAAAGAGTTTATGATGCTAATGTCTATTGGCCGCACCAAATTCTATCGCATGATTAAGAATGGTGAAATTCCTCAACCTATCAAGGTAAGTGACAAAGAGGTATTTTGGCACGAATCTAGTGTTAAGAAAGTTGTCGAAAAACACAAAGATAATTCTGATATGATAGCCTGCTAA